TACTAAAGATGCGGTTGAGAACTTAGCAATGCAAGCGTTTGGGGGTCTGGCCAAACAAGGTGACATGTTTGTGCCCGCTAAGCCAACCAAGGCTGCCAAGGAAGGTAAGAAAAATGAACCCACAACAAAGCCCGCAGCCGGAAAACCCGCTGAACGAGGACGTGATAAGGACGCAGGAGATGTCGCTGGAGGAACTGGAACTCGCACTGAAGATCGCAAACCGAGCGGTGCAAAGGACGAGCGCACTGGAGCCTCTGCTAATACCAAGCGAGTTGAAACACCTAAGCCTACTGGACTGGGAGATCGTGGGAAACCTGCTGGTGACACTGGAGTGCGAAAAGGCGTGGAGCCTACTACACTGAAGAAGGCTGAGCCAAAAGCTGAACCAAAAGCCGAACCCAAGGCCGAGACCAAAAAAGAAACCGCCCCCAAAACTGATAAGCCCCAACCCAACGCAAGTCTTGGCGCATACGGCCAAGTGATGGAAGCTGAGAGTAAGTCTGACGCGCTCGACTATCTGGCCTATGACATGTACGTAGCCATGTTTGAGAAATTCAAACTGCTTACCCGTGTTAGCACACTCAATGACATCAACGCACAGTTGCGTGAAGGCAAACTTCCCGGCGAAGTTGCATTCGGGCGTGAAGGTACAACCTCAATTGTTCCCTTGAGTGGTGGTAAGTACGCCAAAACGTTCTACGAATCCCTGTCTGTGGCTGACAAAAAAGCATTGGCTCGCAAGATGGCAGATTACTTTGGCAAGTCTGAAGCAGAGGTGCGTCGAGGCTCTACCCAATTCAATGTCCAACAAGAGTTGTCTCGTGCTACCAAAGAGCAGATGGACGGTGAGCAACTTGAACTCTCTCGTGATGCCGTTGTGTTGTCGTTGCCCCTGCACCCCGCTATCCGTAAGGCACTGAAAGCCGGTGACCTGCGCGGTGCCCTGACCATGTTGGGCTCACAGAACCTTGGCCGCTCATCCGAAGTTGCCAAGAAATTGGCTGGCGCAATTGGTAAGACCAAAGTTGAACTGGAGCCCATGCTTCTTAACGCTGAAGACATTCCAGTTGCTGGCCTGTACGATCCCAAGACAGACACCATCAAGCTCGACGCGGCAGAAGGCTTGAACCTTCACGTGCTATTACATGAGTCAGTACATGCTGCTACATCACATGTCATAGATAACAAGTCACACCCCGTAACCAAACAACTTACGGAACTTTACAACAACGTCAAAGATTCGTTGGACACGGCGTACGGTGCACAGTCTCTGGACGAGTTTGTTGCCGAGTCATTCAGCAACCCCGAGTTCCAGCAACAGTTGGCGGCAATCAACCCCAAAGGTGAAGCCATCACTGCATGGCAACGGTTTACGCATGCCATCCGCAATTTTGTACGTTTCCTCATGGGAAAGGGTACCAAGGGCTTGGGCACCGCGCTCGACGCTTCGGACTCCATGATCAACAGCATCTTGTCTCCCGCACCTGAGTCCCGTGGCGCTGGCTCGTTGTACTCGGCTGCATTGCTGGGTAGGGGTGCCGCAGTCTTCAAAGGTTTAGACGACCAAATCCTGTCAATGCCGATGATGGGTAACGACACCATTGCACGTATCTACGACATGGTACGTACCGCCCCGCAGACCGTCAGTAAGATCATCTACCGCAGTCTGCCGCTGAACGTGCTGACAGAAGTCGCCGCCAAAGATGTTCCCATGGCTCCCGAGCTTAATGTGTTGGAACGGTTGTGGAATGGTGCAAAAGACAAGCGCATGCGTGAAACCAATGCCACTATGTCGCGCATTCAGAATTGGATAAAAGGTAACCCCGAGAAAGAAGTTATCCTGAATGGCGTCATCGCCACCAGCACGCTGGAGCAGGTAGACCCATCTAAACCCCGCGACAGCTACAAAGGCAAGCAATCCGAGAGTGGTCTGGACAAACAAAAAGTTTGGGATGACTTGCAACCACAGTGGGCCTCGCTCAAGGACGATGGTCAGAGCATCTATAAGCAGATGCGAGACACGTACGCTAAAACGTACGAAGACCTACTTGAACTATTGATGAAGCGTATTGACGACTCCATGGAGGATAAAGACGCCGCCAAACGGTTACGTACTGAAATTTACGGACGCCTTGCCACCAAAGGGAAGATTGAGCCGTACTTCCCACTGTCACGTACGGGTGACTTCCGCCTATCGTACGATCTTAAAGGTGAGCACTACGTTGAACACTATGAGACTTCCGTTGCACGTGAACGTGCGGTCAAAGAGTTAGAAGCCGAAGGTGGCGCTAAAAACGTACAGCGGTTTAAAGGCGGCTCTGATAAGACTTACAAGGATGCACCTTCGACATCGTTTGTAAATTCCATTTTGCGTACGCTTTCGGCCAATAAAGTTAATCCTGAAGTTACCGATGAGATCATGCGTACGTTCTTGTCAACGCTACCCGAATCATCGTTTGCTCAAGCGTTCCGCAAGCGTAAGAACACCCCCGGATTTAGCTTTAACGCTACAGGTGCGTTTTACTCGCGCTCCATGAGCATGGCTCATCAGTTGCCAAACCTTGAGTACAGCGCCAAGGCATACAAACTACGCGATAAAATTGACGAGTACGCCAAGACAAAAGGCGACGAGCGCACTAACCTTGTAGCCGCTGAGTTAAACAACCACATCCAATCATTGGTCAGTCCCAATATTGCACCATGGTCAAAGGCTGTGACCTCATTGGCTTTCGGCTGGACGCTGGGCTTTAACGTGTCATCCGCTGTGGTCAACATGTCACAGGTGCCGCTGGTGATGATGCCTTACCTTGGTGGTAAGTACGGTTACTCCGAAGCTACCCGAGCCCTTGGCATGGCTACCAAAGTATTTATGGGCAGTGGGCGCAAACGCATGGTCAAGATGACGGTGCCCACCGCTGACGGTCAAGAGACTATTGAGCAGACAGGCGGTTTCTCGCTGGACAACTACGACTTTGATGCTAAGGACACCCCACCGGAAGTCAAACGCCTCAAAGAGTTGTCAGAGATTGCCGACAAGTACGGCCTGCTCGACCGCTCGATGACCAGCGACATGCTTGATATGAACGAGAAGTCATCGCCGCTTGACCGCATCAACGCATACTCAGGGTTTATCTTTCACCATGGCGAGCGCATGAACCGTCAGGTCTCGTTGATCGCTTCCTACAACCTTGAACTTGAGCGCATGACCAAGGCGGGTGAGAAGGTTGATGCCGCCGCACGCACCGAAGCGGCCAAGCGTGCCGTTGAAATCTCTGAGATTATGAACGGTGGCGCATCCGCAGGTAGCGCACCTCTGTTGGCAAAGAACTCGTTGGGTAAAGTCTTGTTCATGTACAAACGTTACGGTATAACGATGTACTACATGATGTTTAAGACGGCCCGCGAAGCCATGAAGTCTGAAGATAAGAACGTCCGCAAAGCCGCCATGCGCCAGATCGCTGGTATCTACGCATCCGCTGGCCTGTTGGCTGGGGTGCAGGGTCTGCCGATGTTTGGTATTTTTGCCGCTGTTTACAACTTGTTTAAGGATGACGACGAGGATGACGCCGAGACCGCCGCACGTAAGTACCTCAAGGAAGGGGTGTTCAACGGCGCAGTCAACTACTTCACTGGCACGGCTGTCGCCAACCGTATCGGCTTGTCTGACCTGCTGATTAACAGCACAGGGTACAAAGAGCAGGACAACAAGATTCTGTCGTTCTTGCAACTTGTGGGTGGCCCAGCGTACGGCGTAGCCGACCGACTGCAACAAGGTGTTAAGTTAATCAGCGAGGGTGAGACCGAACGTGGTCTGGAACGCATGGCTCCCTCGGGTATTGCCAACCTTTTTAAAGGTTTCCGATTTGCAACTGAAGGCGCTAACACCCTGCGCGGCGACCCAATCACTGGTGAAATCTCAACAGGCAACGCCTTTGCACAGATGTTTGGCCTTGCACCTGCGGAGTACACCCGTCAGTTGGAAATCAACGCTTCGGCAAAGAATATTGAGAAGCGTGCCCTGAAAGAACGTACCAAGTTGTTGCGTGATTACTACGTTGCCGCACGGGTAGGGGACTCTGAGGGTATGGGAGAGGCGGTTGATGGGATGCTCAAGTTCAGCAAACAGCACCCGTCCTACGGCATCACAGGTGAGACTATCAAGAACTCAATGGCCCAACACATGAAGACATCTCAAGAGATGTACCACGGTGTGACTCTGAACAAGAAGCTGCGTCCTGAGTTGTTGCAGCATGCGTCTGAGTTTGACGGCAACTTCCTTGATTGATAAAAAAACCCCCACTTTTTACGGTGGGGGTTAAATCTCTTTTCAAGGAGAAACGAAGTGACAGGCAACCTGCCGATAACAATCGTATCACAACCTTCTCCAAATGCGAACCCCCCAGCGCCCATCTTCAATACCGGGCCTGTAATGAACGACCCACTCCCAATGACTTGTTATCTGGTGAACCTGACGTACAAGCTCCAACGTATTCACGCAAGGGATGAACACAGAGGCACCCGCTGGGAACTTGTCCCAACGAACAACGATACGCACCCCGTCAGGTGCGAGATCGTCAAGCCTGACCCTGTTTCTCGAACAGCGCGGCGGTTGTCGCCAGAGCTTGCTCAGTTTCATCGTCCATAAACCCCGTGCAGTCCAATACCAAAACATCGGTGGGGGGCATGTTGATGTGGGTGCCCTTACCGAGTCGAACCTTGGCTTTAATCGCCTTGGTGCTTCCCGTTCTCAGGCCGTCAACAAACCCAGCGTAGTTGATCTGTTGCTTACCGCACCATAACTTCAACGGCTTGGGCAACAAATACAGCTTCTTTACATCGTACTCATACCGTGCAACGAACTGCCCACGGGGGGAGCCATCAGGCACAATGATCTTGTCAAGCACCCCTGCGGTATTACGGGCGTCATCCGTTGACTTAATACGGAGCATGTTGTTGTAGTTCTCTGCCATGTAGTCGGTCAGTTGAGCTTCTACATTGACATTCATCTCACCCACCATGGCTTTGGCTTCGGCCATCACCTTGACAATCCACTGAACAATCGGCGCAATCTGCCAAGTAATCAGGCCAGCTTTCTTGGCCAACATTAAACCTGCGATGTCGCGTGAAGCCAAGGCAGACCAATAACGATTCTCAGCAGACAGGCTCGACGCCGCATCAAGTTTGCGTTGCACCGTCATGGCAAGCTCTTTGACCGCATCCAAGTTGTTCAGAATGTACTGGATGTAAATCACACCCGCATGCCCAAAGTTGTCCTTGATGTCAGCACTAAATACATCGGTCTCAGCCTTAGTTGCAAACTTCACAGGCTCAACTTCGTACTCCAATACACGTTGGGCTTCCGCTTGTGGCAGAGCCTTAAACAGTGCAATACGTTCAAGTATTGAGGCGTTACCCGTGGTGCCAAACAGAGTTTTCCAAGGCTTACCACGTACGCGCTCAACGTTGCCTTTTGGCCCCATGCGGTTGCGTTGTAGGCCGCTTGGTAGTTGGTACGCCCAATCAGACAGGTCTTTCGGTGTGGTGTTGGTCATCTCGTCCATGTAGCAGACGATGTTCTTGTACGCTTCGGCACGGTTCATCTTTGAGTTGAACGTGTCACGCTCTTGCATCACCAACAGGTCAGGGTCACCCCAAACAGATGCACCTGCGTACATGGCTGTGGTCTTACCCAAACCGGAGCCTTTACTCCATGCGTGGAAAGCGGCGGCGTTGATAGGCTGAAACTCCATCAGGACAGAGCCCAGCGACATCCCAAACATGAATTGATGCAACTCCATGTTGGGTTGGTTGTAGAACTCCATGGTTTGCTTCCACTTCTCCAACGTGCCCTTGGACTTAAAGATTGGAAACAGCCCCACGGTAGCGGCAGAGGGTGAACTAACCTCAACACGGTCTTTAAAAACTTCCATGTTGCCAACAACAAACGACTCATGCTTGTCGTCCTTCCACCCAAATTGCCGACATGCGTCGTCGGCTTCAGAATTAAACTGTAACTCGTTTACCCATCTCATTGTGTACTCCATTAGTTCTTGTACGTTCAGGACTGCTACACCCTGTGCGGCAAGTTGTTTGCGAAATTCATCCTTCGTACCCACAGCAGTTAATGGCAACGTAAACTCACGTACGCCGTCCTTGGGCAAGTGCAGACGCATTACCAATGACTCACCTGCTTCGGGGTCTTTGATGCGCCGTATGACGTAAAGGTCGTTGAAATAAACCATCACATCTTTGTCTTCGCCCTCTTGGTTCTTGGAGTGCTTGAACACCCCACCACTCTTACCCCTAAAGTACGGGTGCGGGTACTTTGGGATGACGTATCGAATCGGCGTAGCCGCAGTTACGTCCAGTGGTTTTTGAATGACAATGTTGTCAGACTCGTCAGCTTCCTCAACCTCGCGCCCAAGGGAGATCGGTGATTTGATCTTGCCCCAGTGCTTGCAGTCAGGGCAGACACCTGCGCGGTACTCGTCAAAACGTGTACACAGGTATGGGCCTTTGATCAGTTCAACCTTATGCTCGGTTCCGTCAGGCGTGTACTCAGGGTGCTTGAGAGAAATCTTGTGGATTGCTTTACCACCATCGACACAGAACTTGGCAATCGACAACCCAGCCCTCCATAAAGGCTCCGAGATGTTCGGTTGATTGTTAATCACTTCCTTGAGTTGTTCGCACCCAGTACCCGCCATGGTCTTGATCAAGATAGTCTTAAACCGACTCACGAAACTGCCCGACAGGGCTTGCATCATGGCATCCTGCTGTTGCGGCATGTACTTCTTTGGAGGCACCAAGATAGATGAGTCGTCCCCCATGAGGTCGCAAAATACATCAAACTCGGTAGGCGTACCCGCCTCACCCAACACCACCACAGGGGCAGGGGGGTCAGGTTTGTGGTTGTGCGTATTAGGCACTCGCAACACACGCGCCGCATCTGCTGGCACGGCAGGGTCATTGCGCATTCCATGCTTTGCACACAAGCGTTTTAACTGCTCAGCAACAGGCACCCACGTTTCACGTGAAACAGGGGCGGTCAGTGGCCAGTACACATGGATACCACGCCCCGAATTTACAAGGGTTGGGCGGGGTAGCTTGAGTTCTTTACAGAACGTGCGTAATGCGGCGAGAGCTTCGCTCTGTGTCGCGTAGTCTTTTGTTGGCCCACAGTCAAGGTCAAGAAAGAATGATCTAAGTTGTTTTACGTTGGGTGCCTTACGAGACCCAGCTTGGTCAAAAGTGCCCAACGCAAAATAAGCGTCATACCCTTCAGCATCTAAATTGTGAGCAGCATGGATTGCGGCATCGAGGTTGTCGTAGAACTTTTGCACCTTGCGTTCATCAGATAGCCGATAAGCAAATATGCAGTAATACCCTTCGTCCCCCAATACCGACTCCAGAAATTTTTGTGTTTCCATAGCCGCCAATTGTTAGAGTGAATGAGATAACCGAAAAGAAAGGGTGGGGAGCGACCCCACCCTAAAACAAATCAGTCGTCCCAATCGCCAACAATATCGCTCAACTCGGACTTCGGCTCAGCGGCAGGTGCAGACTTCTTGGTCACCTTGATTGGCTCGGGCACTTCCTCAACGTCAGCTTTCGGCGCAGTCTTGGCAACGATCTTCTCGTATGCAGGTGCGTCTTCTTGCTTGGTCAACTCGCCCATAGGCAACGTACCCTTTGGTGCAGGAATCACGCCGTCCATCTGAGATACGTTCAAGGTGATTGCCTTGATGGTGTCGGGATGGTTTTGCAACTTCACTGCGGTTGCAAGTTCTTCTTCCTCAAGCGCACGGACAGGGCTGAACACCAACTTAGGAGTCGCGCTGTCAATGTCAAAACGCATCTCGGTCACGATAGAAATCGCAGGAGTGTTGTATGCCTTGAGGTGACGACCGTAGGCTTGCAGTGGCATCTTCTTACCCTCTGAGTCACCAAACACGGATGTTGATGGCAGTGTGATCTGATACACGGCTTCTTTATGCAACTCACCATCAAGCGCCACGGCTATACGCTGTTGAAAACGGCAAGCGCGTGTGTCACCTTGACCGGAGCCTTTGATGTGTTGTTTGCAATCTTTGCAAAATTTGGCCTGCCGCTGATCTTCGGGTACTGCCTTGTCAGGGCTTTGTGTGTCACTTGACCAACATGTGGGTTTGGTCTTGGCACCTTTCACATAAGTACCTTCAAAGAACATACGCGACACGGGTGCGGCGTTGATCAAGATAATTTTCATTGAGCGTTCTTCGCTCACACGAACTTCTTTGCCGCCAACAAACTCACGGAACGCACCGCCTTCGATGCTGATACGCTTGTTACCGCCTGCGCCACCAGCGAGGGTGCTCGTCAAGCTGTCTTCGATGCCACTCAGCAATGCGAGGGCGGCGTTGTTGGGTTTGCCAAACAGGGTCATTTCGTTACTCATCTTCGTTTCTCCAATTAAATATCTTCGTCAGGGTTATTGAACACCAGTTCAAGTTGAACAGGTGCGTGGGGGTCTACGGCTTTCAGTGTTTCCGGTTCGTCCTTGGGTACGCTTGACAGGGCTTTCACCACCGCAGGTACGTTGAAGCGGTATGTGTTACCAATCTTCAAATACGTGTCTTTGGGGATGTAGCCCTGCCGTACCCATGCACGAACAGTAGATACCGAAACCGTAAATTGCTTGGCCAAGTCTTCGATTGGCACAAATGGTTCACTCATTACTTTCTCCGTACGGTTATGGTGTATTCGCTGTCCACATTGAGTCCCGGTGGTAGCGTGTCAGGGTTGGCCTCAAGGAACTCTTTGAGGTTCGTTTGGTGTATGCGCTCGTGCAGTAACTGCGGCGCATTGTGATCGACGATGAACTTGTGCATAGACTGCCAGTCATTCGTCCAGTAGTTAACTTTGACAGAGCGATAGAACAAGCCTTCACCTGTTCGCACACTGTCTACGTTCTGCTCTTTGCAGAATCCCAAGAGAGCAGACTTTACCGTGTCCATCTGCGTCTTGAGTTTCTTTTCTTCGGTCTCGTAGGCAACACGCATCTCGTCGTGTTTGGCCTTCATCTTGAGGTACACCTTGACCAATTTCTCGGGGGCTACCGTGGGGGTTGCGGGGGCTACTTCGTCTGTCACTTCGTTCTCCAGTTGTTATCGGGATTTTTATTATAGTGGTGTTTTACCACTTATTCAAGTATTTCTTTATAAAGATCAACTATTTTTGAGTGAACGTCTATTTTATTATCTAATAAGTTGTAAACGTGTCTTTCTACACCTGACCCCACCAGTTGTACCACTGTAGAGGGGTGACGCTGACCCGAACGATGGACTCGGGCGTTGGCTTGGGCGTAGGTCTCAAGGGAGGATGTCGGCCCCCACCACACCACCGTATTGGCCGCTGTAAGGGTCACGCCGTGCGCGGCGGCTTGCGGTTGGATGACAAGTACCTTGGTGCCCTCGGGCTCGGTCTGAAAGCGATTAAAGATGTCGGTGCGTTTGTGCACGGGCACATCGCCGCTGATCACCTCGGTCGTGTACCCGTCAGCGTTGAGCTTGTCGGTCAGGATGCTGATCACGTGCTTGAACGGTACGAACACAAGCACCTTCTGACTTGACTCGTCAATCACCTCGGTCAGCACGTTGTAGCGGTTCTTGATGTCAAACTCCAAGGTCTCGCCTGAGTCGGAGTACACCGCACCACAAGATATTTGCAGGAGCTTGCTCATGTTCACGGCAGCGTTGACTGACGTAATCTCTTCCCCTGCGGCTTGTACCACCATGCGGCTCTTGAGCATGCCGTAGTAACGTTCCTGTTGCTTGGTCAATTCGACTCGACGCTTAACGTAAGTCATCTCAGGCAAGTCAAGGCACTCGTCTTTGGTGTACCTGATGGCGGGTTGCAAGCAATCGAATACGGTTTGTGTGGCGGTCTCTTTGGCAATCCACTTGAAGTTGGTCAGCTTGAGCATGACCTGATCGCGGAACGAGGTGTAGTACTTGGGCACCCCGTTTGGATTGACTAATTTTGCAAGGCCATACGCATCAAGTGGTGACTGAGCGGCAGGGGTGCCTGTCATCATCCATAGCCATGTGTCGGTCTTGACCAATGAGTTGAGCACCTTCCACCGCTTGGTCTGTACGTTCTTGTAGGCGTTCGCCTCGTCAATCACAATCAGATCAAAGCCGCCCTTGGCAATGTCCTCGGCAACGATCTCTACGCCGTCATAGTTGATGATCACAAACTCAGCGATGCCGTTGATGATGGTCGTACGCTTTTCTTTTGAGCCGTACGCTATGTCAACGGATCGGTGCATGGCAAACTTAAACAGGTCGGCTCTCCACGCTGAATCCATGATTGACAGAGGGCAAATCACAAGCACCCTGCGAATTCGTTTCTGTTTTAAAAGGTAGTCTGCCGCCCAAATAACTGACCCTGTTTTGCCTGTGCCCTGCTCGTTGAGACAGAACGCACGGCGGTTCATTGTGAGGAATGCGGCTGTTGTTTTCTGATGGTCAAACGGCCTGTACTGGCCGGGCCAATCGTAGCGTCCCATGATGGGTGATGGCACGTTTTTCACGCGCAGATTCTTGAGGACTTGCGCCTCATCCAACCCCCAATGCACCAACACTTGGTTGTTTGGGAGTTCCCTGCTTTTAGGGATAACTGTGGTGACGCGATGCGGGTTACGCAACGTCAACAACAGGGCTTTGTTGTCTATGATTTCCAATTCGTTCTCCAGCGCAAACGGCATGACGGAGCGAAGTGGGTGTCCCACTCGCTCATCGCCGTCGAAGTTCTAATCTAACCGAACGCGCAATGCGCGTCAAGCGGGTTTCTTCCCGCCTTTTTCTTTTACGCTGTGACCATTACGGGCACGGTTCTTGGCAGGCGAAACAATGCGCAGCCCGTCCTTGTTTGAGCCACCTTTGGATAACATCTTTACGTGGTCAATGTCCTTGCCCTCACGCTTGTCAGCCTTGCCGTTGCTATTTGCATCGGGAGAACTGGCATCAACTTTTCGACGGGCGCGTTGGCGCTCCATGCGGTCGGGGTGTTCGCCCCGTTCCTTCTGCTTTTGGTATTCGGCCTTGTAGGGGCGTGGTGATTTGGTGTATGGCATATCAATTCCTTCCGTTATGTTGGCATGATAAGACAACGCAGTGCCGCTTGCAAAGCCCTGATGTCTTGGGGTTCCACACGTCAGTCTCGTAGGCTCTTCTCATACGGCCATGGTCGCGGAGCCACTTCTCCCACAGCTTGGGCTCGTCCACGGCGCGGTCGTAGCTTGCCTTGGGGAACTGCTTGGCAATGACAAATAACAGGCCACCCTTGACACGCTTGACCTCGGGGAAGTGCTTAAACACGGCAAGCGCCATCAACTCAAGCTGTCCGGTGTCGGCGTACTTGGCACTCTTTCCGGTCTTGTAGTCCACCACCCGTGCAGTGCCATCGTCCTCAAGGATGATCAGGTCAGCGATGCCACGCCACCATACGTTTGGGTCTTTAAAGCCGCACGGCTGTAAGTCCTCGGTCAACCCCATCTCGTACTCACACAGCTTCTGGCCAGCACGCTGTTTGAGGTTATCCAATGAACTCTTAGCGTACGCAAACTGAGGCGGTAGCGGCGTGTCGTCACGTATGTAGAACTCAGCCGCCTCGTGAAAGGCGGTGCCGTACAGCAGGTGCTCTGCGCCCTGATCTTCTTGGAAGTCCTTGACGACCTTCAAGTGGTAGAACTTCTTAGGGCACTGCTCAAATGTCTTGATGGACGAGAACGACCATGCGGGTATCTTGACTGTCATGTTCTCTCCTTTATTCGTTGAATCCGCTCCAACCTTTTGCGGTATGTTGCATCGTATACAACTAACTCCATAGACTGCAATACCCTGTCCCAATAGCCAACCTTGGGTTCTATATGCGCCATACCATCCCTAACGCCGTTGTCTGCATCCTGCCTTGCTTTGGTTTCAATAACGCGCATACGCGCATCACCTACTATTTCCTTAGCGGTGTCGATGTCATAACTTTTGGGCGTCATGCTTGTCCCCTTGCCCTGATAGCTTCTGCTAATCCCTGTACATCGTAGTCGGGCCGCACTTCGGCATGACTCCCTTTTAAATCAGCCATTTCGATGGTAGTTTTCATGTGTTTAGTTCTTTCAATTTGGCATCCAGTGCGTATACTATGTCTATTACATACGGGCGGTTCGCCAGTGAAATCTCTTTTGCTTGCTCGGGTGTCAGCGAAACCCATTCACGTTTGTCAGGGTCAGGCATAGGGCTTTGTTTGTGGCACAACGGGCAGGTCATCCACACCTTGGGTTTGAATTCACTCATGTCTTCATGTTCCTCACGAATATCGCAAACGATGCAACGGTGTCCCCAAAGGGCATCTTGTCAAACTCCTTGGCAACTTCTTCCAGTGTGTCGTTGCGTGTTGCCATTAGCACAGCATCGCCATCACGGGGGTCGTACCCTATACATCCGCGCTCAGCGCAACCTGCGTCAACCAATAAAAGGTAAGGCTGACCCTTCTTCATTGCATTCTCATGCTCGATGCGAGCGAACTCATCGTCTTCTTCTGTGCGTATCATGTGTTCTTCTCCTTGATCATTTGTAAACCGGCACAACATCGCCGCCAAAGTCTGTTTGAACATTCTTGGCCTCGCGCTCAGTCCAAAAGAACCTTGCTTCGTGCCTCTCTTTTACCCATACATATCCAAATGGTTTCATATCAGCAGTCTCCGTAAGATTTACCACTGCCTGACTCACAGTTCACAGGCAGACCCGTTGCCCACTTGGGCACCCATTGCATGCACTCCTCAACATACTGCGTTGCGGGTACGACCTCAACATCTGGTACGCACACAGCAATCGCGTCATGCACAGTCAGCACAACCTTGTACCGCTTACCAATCCTGAGCATCTGCTCAGCGATGATGCAACGTGCGATGGCTTGGCATACGTTCTCAATCACCTTGCCACCATAGATACGGGTGCGACCCTTGCGTGTCTTGTAATGGAACTCAACACCCTTCTCGGTCTGGTCAAACTTCAAGTCGTCATAACGCATCAGCAGACCCGAGGGCAAGCGGATAGCAGTCTCACTGGGCACCACCTCAAGTACACCCCGGCGTCCGAGCGGTGCGGGGTCACCCCTTGACATGTTTACAAGAGCGTTCTGAGCCTGACGCCACAGCCTGACTACGGCATCGTTGGTGCGTCGATAAATGTCGATAATGCGCCTTGCCTCGTCAGTGTCCACCTCCGCGCCCATGCCCTTGAGTTGGGCTTGGAACTTGACAGCACCCATACCGTAACCCGCGCCAAGGATTGTGGTCTTACCCACGAACCGCTCGGGCTTACTGATCTCAAACTCGGGCTTACCGTAGATAGCCGAGGCCATCTTCTTGTACACGTCTTTACCCTCAGCAAAAGCTGTTATTAGGTCATCCTGTTCCGACAGCCACGCCAGCACCCGCGCTTCGATCTGCGCAGAGTCAGCGTCAATGATGGTGTAACCATCGGGCGCAATGATTGACTTCTTTAGCTTGTTGGCATTGTCGCCACGGCTTGGCAAGTTCTGCATGTTGATCTTGTCGTCACCACCGAACCGCCCAGTGTGTGCGGCGTAGTAGCGAATCGGCACAGGCAACTTACCACGCTTGGAGATGTCAATGAACCGTTGGGTGCGTGTCTCCTCCAGTGTTGACTTGGTGCCCAAGCGGGCGGCGACAAGTGTTTGCACCCTGACATCTTCATGCTCAGCAAGGGCTTTGAATTCCTCATCACTCTTGGCGAACGCATAGGTCTGCTTACCCGTGGCAGGGCTTGTCTTCATGGGAGGCTCAACGCCAAACGATCTGAGCAGTTCAGAAAACTTCTCATTGCTCATCAGTTCAGCCTTATCCACACCCGAGGATGTCAGCAGGTCTTCCTTCATCTGCTTGATGCCGATCAGGTGTTGTTGCAACATGTCGCCGTCCAGTTCGAGCACAGGGTCGATGAACATGCGCAAGGTCTGATCAATCACACGCAACTCTTGCTTGGGAAAATCTTTAGACAAGATGTTGAACAGTTGATACGTGAGTTCTACATCGTTGATGCAGTAGTCACCATACCGTGCAAGTTCTTCGTCGCTGAAGTTCAGTCGTCTTTTACCGAGGGCGTTAACGACTTCTGTTCCTTTTTCCCCGAGCCCATACCGCTCAGTAAGAGCTTTAAGCGAACCCCCAACTTCCACGCCGTGAAGGGCACGGCCCATGCACAGAGTGTCAAGCCAACCCCGAGGACTAATACCGAAACGCCAAGACAGGATAGCCCCGTCAAAAAGGG